CGATACTTCTCATCGTTAATCATTTCGATGGGTGCATTGACAAGCACGAAGCAAAAGGTTGCAGTAGGTGCGCCCGTTAGCCACATGTAGGCTTGACCTTGCCAGTAGTAGTCTTTGCTTAAGTCATCCTGCTTCGCATCCATGAAGGTGTGAATACTCCAACTGCTTTTGATGTCGGGTACGTTTAGACACTTGTCATTGTCATCGATTATGAGCAGGTCGGGCGTGCCTTTGACAAATTGGTTTTGAAACATCTGCTCGTTCTTAAACACGATTTGTTTGCGCTCCCTACGCCACATGTCTATAGCATCATTCTCAACAGCCAAACCTTTCTCAATGTACTTGTTGCTAATTTCTTTGTAGCGTTTGTAACGCTGCTGCACATAGACTTCCAGTAGTGCGCTCTTTGCGGTTTCACCAAGACCTGGTTTGGTTTTTGCATCGGTCATCAACTTACCAAGTTGTGACGCTCTGAATAATACGTTTTCCATTTGTTGTGTTGTTATTGATGGTCAAATATACAATTATTCGCCAAGACCGTACTGGTCTTTTTTGGCGTTAAGTTCATCACCTACTTCAGCCAATACTTCGGGGCTGCATGCCTTAAAGATTTTCATCAGCTGAGTGATGTCGGTTGCCTGCTGAATGAGTTCGCGCACATACGCGACATCCTGCTCATGCCCACGACCAAGCGCACCCTTCAACTTAAATGGCTTGTAGTTATCCTTGTTCTTGCGGTTAAGGTCACGACCGAACACCTTGCCTAATGACAATGCAGCGTTTTTAAGGCACTCTGCTTTGAGTTTGCCAAACGCCAAGTCCATAGCGTTAGCTTTTTTGTTGTCGGGGTTTAATGCCCATCTATTGCGATCGCTACCAAACACGTTGTCGGGTACTTTGTCAACCATGATGATTACCGATGCGGCACCGGTGCGCTTCAGTTCGTAGCCGCTGATGGGATGAATGACTACTAACTCAAGTGATGCCTGGACTTCGTTGGCAAGTACCGCCCATTTAAAGTTCTCAGTGCGCCAATGTCCGAAGAAGAGTTCGTCTAAGGTGGTTTCAACGTGGCTAATGACTAAGGTCTGCGCCTTCTTGTCGGGGGTTGATTCAACACCGAGTGGGTCTGGTTCTGCGTTAAGCATCTGCTGAAACTTCTGCAATGCTTCAAGATTGTCTTTGTGAAAATTCATGTTATTGATTATTGATTGGTTTGCTTAGTGATTCATTAGGCAGTCGTTCAGTTCTTGGCAGTAGCTTAGAACTGCGAAGATGATAATTGCGCCAATGATGTAACGGAGAATGGTAGATGCTTTTTTCATGTGATAAAATTTATTGTTATTGATAGGGCGAAGATAGTGCAACTACTTACACTCACCCTGTTAAAAATTGTTAAAATTGCAATTGGTTACAGATTGTAACCACCTTGACTATACCTATAAGGGTATAAATGCAACACAATTACCCTCGTTTATACTCTCAAGGGTACACTACGCCCACGAATAGCTACCGTAATTTGGGAATAGTTCAAAGTACATGCGCATCATAATGGCATCAGCATAGTCAGGTGACTTGCCGTGCATGCGTGCTATCTCGTCTTTGCCTATTACTGCAAGCTTACCATCGGCTTCTGGTTGCCTGCGCCTTATCATGTCTAGTTCTTGCACGATGACATCGCGGAACTGATTCACTTTAAAGATTACTTTGTTCTGCTCAATCAATTCTGCTAACTTGAAATAACACTCAGCCTTTTGGTTGGTGAACTTATCCGATTGCTTGGCTCTGCCACCATTAAGAAACCCTCGGCATTTCAAGCTATCGACCACACCACCACCTACACCATCTTCATCGCAGATCACATTCGAAAGTTTAACCGCATGCCTGTCGCATAGTTGGCGTATGGTAGCGACAACAGTTGTTATTGGTTGCTTGCGCAGCTCGTGAATCTCCATTAACTGCAAACCATGCCACACGCAAATGACACTTCTATCTTTTCCAAGTCGTGCGATGTCGGCACTGATGAACTTATCGCCTTTCGCTTCTTCTTCCCGGAAGCAGCGCACAAGGTCATCGTATTGGTACAGGTTGTCCACGCTCTCGTCATATTCCCAGTCACCATAGAGCAGCCTTCGCCTATCTATTTCAGGCAACCGTTCAAGTGTTTCGATGTAGCTTTCAGGCAGGTGTGGGTTGTCGGTCGGTAGCGATGGGATGAATGCAAGGTGCTGCGCTAAATTATCTGCTTTGAATGGTGCGTAAAACTCATTGTAAAGCCATCCTTTGGACGGATTGCAGGTAAGTAGCATCTTTGGTTGTAAATCAAATTCGCGTAGCTTAAAACGGATGCGCGATTGCAATATGTCAATTGCCCTCTTTGATACCTGCGCAGCTTCATCCACATACGCATCGGTCAACTCCAGTCCACCGAGTGCGTGAAATTCAGGGTCACTCGGATAAGCAAACAAGTCTTTGAGAATAATCTCGCTGCCATTACTGAACGTAATGACGTGCGTTTGGTTGTTTATGGTGTAGTGTTCGTTGGGCGCAAGACCAAACATCTGCGCTACCTCAAAGAATGTCTTTAGCGTGGTCTTCTTTAACGTATCCAACTTACTGCGACCTATCAAGCCTCGCGTGCCTGGATACTTGAACCTGCGGCTTATTTGCCACGCACAACCAATAAACGATTTTGATCCACCTGCTGCACCACCGAAAAGCACCACACGTGCCGGGTGTGAATTACCCAACACACGCAGTGCTTCGTTTTGTTTCGGTAGATACTCAATCATTAGAACAAACCATCGTCATCGTTTACCTGTGGTTGAGAAGCAGATTGTTCACGTGGTTCGGACAACTGCAAAGAAATGAACTTATCTGTTTTACCTTGTTTCGTCCATCCTGACAAACGCCATTCTTTGCCATTAATCATTATTGATCCATACGAATCAGGTTGATTAGGTGAATTTTTTTTGGTGTTTTTAAATAGGCTTCCCTGCCCTTCTTTCATTGTGTAACTCATTGTATTAATTGTTAATTATTGCGATGTCATCGGACATTAGTGCGATTGTTTTATGTCCGTTCAAATCCGTTGTTTCAATTATTTCAAACTGTTCAAGGTGGATGCTGTGGATGTCGATGAAGCCAATGTAGATTTCCATCTCATCAGGATAATCAGCCAACCTATCAAACAATTCGCCTATGGTCATAGCCTGTATTCATCTTTGTCAGTGAGTAGTAAAAGCTCTTCAAAGATAAGACGCATTGCCATATTATCACTCATGGCAGGACGCATGCTGCGTTTAGCTGTTAACACAAACAACTTGCGTAGTAGTTCGGTTTCGCGCTGCTTGTCGTAGTCTTTCATTGAATTTTCAATTTTTTGATTGACAAAGTATTGTTTGCATCTTCATCATTTGTTAGGCAGCATGTGCTACCCAGTGCAAAATCCCAACATAAAAAATTGGCTAAACTGAATAGCTGAGTTTTTCTTAAATCAAACCATTCACCTACCACGCGATAATGCTTGTAGTAATTATGCAAGTATTTTTCAATTAATTCCACACTTAAATCCATTTCTACCTCGTTGAATCCAATAGCAACACATTTTAAACTGCATCCGCTTTGCGTTACTAACTCACGTAATCTACGATAACAGTTATAGCTTCTACCAATTTTTGTCAATCCTGTTAATGGATTATACAATGCATAAACACATCCATCATATTGCCTTTCATATCCGTGTTCAATATGCTCTTTTCTATACTCATGAAATAAAAAAGACACTTCATGTGAATCAATCATATCAGTATTCATTTTGCTTATTAATCTCTTCCATGTAACGCTCCTTGCGGTACTCGTTGAACTGGTAAGGTGTGTTCTTGTACACACGAAAGCGCATGTCGTTATTCCATTGCGGCAACGCATCGTATTCAGCCATTAGCTTTTGCTCAAATGCACTAACCTCGCTGCGCTTCACTTCCCGTGCCGGTGCTTCTTCAATCTTCAACTTGTCCGCTGTTTGGTGGATAGCCTCAAGCACCTGGCGATGTTGGAACATTTCATAGATGTTGTTGGTGCTTTGCTTGTCCAAATTAATGCGCTCACTGATCGCTTGTCTTTTGGTCATGAACTTACGAATCCATTCAAAGAATATCTGCCCATCGATGCGGTTATACACTGGACCAAACTCACCCTTCATTGCCATGCGGAAACAAACCTGCAGCTCATCCACTCGCAGGTAGTAGTAATCTTCAAGCATTAACTCAGCTGTAAGCGCAAGTTGTTGTGCGTTCATTGGCTGTTGCAGGTTAAAGTACTGTTGGCACATATCCATCATTGCCACCATGATGTTAACCGTTGCCTGCTGATTTTTATCCTTGCGAATTTCAGCTAGGGTTGGTGATGTTTTCCGTGCCAAAATCTCGTGCAATTGCACTTCGGTATTGCTTGCGGAACTCTTCAAGTTCACTAATGCGCTTTGCTCTTTCATCTTGAATTATGTTTTTTGAGTTATTTGAGTTGTCGAATTTAGAGTTATTTACCATCCAGTTGCGTGCGGACGCTTTCCAATCCTTCATCGGATTGCGCCCTTGCTTCCAACCATTGGCTTCGTAGTAGTTAAAAAATTTTGCCGCCTCGGTGTTTATTTTTTCATCAGTCCACTGCATGTGCTTTTGTACTGAATACTCACCCATGAAATTGTAAACATCATTTTCGTTTGGGGGTGCGAATGCACTACGTTTATTGTTTATGGTTTGTGGTTTATTGTTTACTTGTTTATGAATGTCGCAGTCGCTTTCAACATTGCTTTGTACTGTGCTTTCACTTTGCTTTGTCAAGTGCTTTTGCAATGCTTTGTCAAGTGCTTTATTAAGTGCTTTGTCAAATTTTGATAGGGCAACTATGTTGCATTGATGTTGATTCACTGCCTTCTTTACCACCTTAACAAAGCCCCATTCAACAAGTTGGTCAAAACACTTCTTATATGTATTGTAGCTTTTGCATCCCATACCTTGCATGCACTCACTGGCTGTGATTTGGAAGATGTCAACCCAACCTAAACGATTATTTATCTCAACGAGCCATAGGTACAAGATACCATGTGAAGCGGTCACCTGCTCCGGGTGTTCAAAGGCATAGTCAAACCATGCCCGTGAATATGAGTAACCATTAATCTTCATGGAACTAAATACCCACCACTACACACAAAGGCGTACCCTCAGCTGAATAGCTTATGGCAATGCGGTAATGGTGGGATTTAAAAATGTTTTCATAGGGTACGCTTTGCAAAGATAGTCAAACTATCTCTACTTCCAAATAATTGTGGCTATCATAAACCCGATGAGCAATCCTGCGCCAAGTATCAACAGCATCTTGCTATTGGTTGTGTCGCATTCAGGCTCTGCGTTTACGGATATGGGCGCAGTTGCCGGTGCTTTGCGGATGGGTTTAAGCTTTAGCTGTGGTGATGGCTTTGCCTTTAGTCGATGCGTCTGCGTATAAGACCGTACACGCACTTGGATATCCTGCACATCACTCATCATAGGTTGACGCGACAAGTTCCATTTGTACTGACTTTGCTCAATCTTCTTGAACAAGCCAAGTTCTTTGCCTGCGGTAAGGAAGTTGTTGCTAACCTTAAACAGGCGCATGGTAATCTTTGAATGAAAAGTTGGTTGTGCGTAGATATACTCCAACGCTTTCATGTATTTGTTTTTCGTGTTGCTCATTGCTCTAAGTATTTTTTAATTGTTTGCGTGAATTCTTCAAATGACCTGCACACTTTCACGCAGTATCCTGCATTGATAAGTTGTGCGTGAACGATTTTCTGCGTGTCCGAAAGCTTTCCCTTTTCAGTTTTCATCTCGATGAATAGTGCATGATGTCCAGACGATGCCATGCATATCATCAGGTCGGGCATGCCGGGCATTGCACCTTCTGCCTTCAAGATGTTCCATCGTTTTGCACGTTGCACAGGTGTACCGCCAATGAAAACTCCGTTAGGAAAAGAAGCGATCAATGTGCGAGGGAAGGAATACCTGAACCATTCCACACATCGTTGCTGCATTTTGCTTTCGTCATGCTTCATATGCTTCTATTGCTTTAAAAATTTGATATACTACTTGTGGAACGATTGCGTTGCCATATGCCTTTATGGATTCGCTGCGCCATTTTGAAAAGGTGATTCCGTCCAGTTCGGTGGGAAGCCCATCATCTCCGCCACAAATCGGGGATTGAGTTGGGAATCTTTGAAATGATAATTTTTCTCTCCCTCTTTTAGTTGACAATAAATTGATTTCATTGCTGTCCTTCTCGTTGGAAAATTGTCCAAAGATGTTGGTGGATACGCCCCCCTTGAATCGCTTGCGCATGGAGTCGAAAGCATTCCCTGACTCATCATTCTGGTTAATGTCATCGAATGCATCGAACCTGGTTTCACTTGGGGGCTTTTCATGTTTGCGGTCGCGTTCGTTGAGTCCATTGCCGTTGGCGTAGGCAACAAACCAAATTCGTTCTCTTTGATGTGGCGCATTGACCGCGCTCGCAGGTATAATAAAGGGCGCGACTTGATACCCAAGATTTTCCAAGTCAGCACACACCT